TCCACAGATTCGGGTTTTTTCTGTAAGTTCCACGGAAGATGGTGCACGGAAATGTTTCTTTCCCCGTTGGTAAAATAATTTTGTGAAACAGTAGCCATAACTAATTTTCTTGCAACTTGATGTCCAATATACTCAGGGCGCAGACAATAAAAACGGTTCGGTCTTGCCATCGTTTGTGTAATATCAACCAATACTCTATCTTCTGCTCCTAAAAGTGGATAATTGGTGTTGGAATAAAGAATAAGACCTAATAAAATAGAAGTAGGTTTTATTGCTTCATTCCATTCATTACTGATTACCGCAAATTTTACGCCTTCTGTATTTTCAAATCTTTTATTAAATTCTGCTTGGTTTTTAAAGTGCATCCCACGAAAATCAGGGAAAGTTCTTCTATCTACAAAATAGGGGATTTCATATTGGTTTTGGTCTAATTCGTAGCTTAATGTATGGGAAAATTTCTGATCGGTTTTTCCAAGAAGCCAATCGACACTTACGCCGGTAAATTCACCAAACTCACACAGTTTATCTACTTTCATTTCGGTTTCGCCAGATTCCCAACGTTTGTAGGTGCTGGTCTTGGTGTTGACCTCACTTGCTATGCCTGATTGTGTGTATCCTAAATCTTCTCTGGCAATTCGCATGCGAGTAGAAAGAATAGATTCTCTTTCTTCGTGAAAAGGGGTTTCCTGTATCTGTGTTTCTGTTTCTGTCAGTTCTTCTCTGTCATAATTCATATCCATTAGCTTGCCCTCTCAAAAAAATAAAAAAAATATTCGGAAAGTCCACTTATAACACAACACATTTGTAAAAACAAATAAAATAAATGCTATTTATCGTTAAAATGGTCTAATAATGGAGAAATTTACTCTTTACGGCTCAAGAAAATATACGGTATAACATATATGGAATAATATAATTCCATATTTTGTACTTTTAACAAAAAAAAGAGATAAAGATGCCAGAAGATGAAGGGTATGTTCTTGGAGGAGTAGACTCTACCGCAGGGTCAGATGATGATACCGCAGGAGAATTAGAAACACCGAAAGATGCTGGTAAAGGCGGCGCAGGAGTTGTACGAAGATGGTTAATGGAAATTGATGCTTCTAGTAAGTCTGAAAAAGATTGGAGACAGACTTCATTAGATATTATAGAACGCTACAGGGCATACGGAAGCGAGAGTGACGGCAAAAGAAGGCAATTTAATATTCTGTATTCCAATACAGAAGTAATACGTTCTGCCATTTACAATTCCACTCCTATTCCTGATGTCCGAAGAAGATTTAGAGATGAGGATCCTGTAGGAAAAGCGGTAGCGGAAACTTTACAAAGAGCCCTTTCCTTTGCAATAGAACAAACTAATTTCGATATGGTCATGGACTGCGCTTCTTTGGATTATTTACTTCAAGGTCGAGCAGTTACTAGAGTTCGTTGGGTACCTCAAGTAGAAACCAAGGTAGAGAGGATCGAAGTTGAACCGGAAAGAAGAATTACGCCAGAGGGCGAAACGATTGAGATACTACCGGAAGATTTTGAAGAGGACGAACAAGGACGCTTCCAGAACGGAGAAGAGTTCGATGAAAAAGTCTTTGAAGAAGTCGTGTTGGAACCGGTGGTATGGGACGATTTCAGAATGGGTTCGGGGCGCAAGTGGGATGAAGTGACATGGATAGCATTTCAACACAAGCTAACCAAGGATCAGTTAAAAGAATTGTTTGGGGATGCCGGAAACAAAGTTAAGATGGACGTAGAAACCAATGACAGTATTGCAGAAGATGAATCAGATCCGAGAATAATTGATGTATTTAAGCGAGGGAGAGTTTGGGAAGTTTGGGATAAAGATACCAGACAGGTTTTGTTCATCGCGCCATCCCATAAAGAAGGTCCGATTAAAGTAGAAGATGATCCCCTAAACCTACGAGATTTCTTTCCAATACCACAACCCCTTTACGCGATGAACTCAACCGACACTTTGTTGCCCGTTTCTGAATTTCTTGTGTATAAAGATCAGGCAGACGAGTTAGACGATATTACACACCGTATCAGCAGATTGATTTCCGGTATGAAGGTACGCGGAATTTATGACTCTAGCGTCTCGGAATTCGATCAGCTCTTTTCTTCTGATGACAATGCAATGATTCCTTCTGACCAAGGAGGAATGGCTCTCCAAGCCGGTGGCATGGACCGTGCAATCTGGTTCATGCCCATAGGAGAAATGGGTAGCGTATTGGCAGGACTGTACCAACAAAGAAATGTACTAAGAGATACCATTTTTGAAGTAACAGGAATCAGCGATATTATCCGAGGGGCTTCACGCGCGAGCGAGACCGCGACAGCACAGAATATCAAAGCAAGATTTGGTGGAATGAGACTCGACAGGCGCGTCCGAGCCATTGCGGATTATTCTAAGAATTTAATACGGCTGATGGCAGAAGTTATCTCAGAACACTTTGATCCGGAAACCATTCAGCTTATGACCGGTACCGAAGTCACTCCCGAAATGATGCAGTTAATGAGAGACGATGCAATACGAAATTTCCGTATTGATATTGAAACCGATTCTACGATTGCCGCATCAGAAAACGCAGACCAAGAAGCGATTACTAAATTGTTAGGTGCATTGACACAGTTTATCGGGGGGCTTACTCCCTTGGTTGCTTCGGGGCAGTTGCCTATGCAAGCGGCAAAATCAATTCTTCTTGGTGCTATGCGTAAATTTAAAATGGGAAGGGAAGTCGAGGACGCGATACAAACGATTGGCACGGAACAACAACAGCAAGGTCAACAGCAACCTGATCCAGAAACGGTCAAGATGCAGGCAGAAATGCAGATGGAGCAGGCAAAAATGGAGATGGAACAACAAAAAATGCAGATGGATATGCAGTTTAAACAGGCGGAACTAGAGCAGAAAATGGCTCTTGAAAGAGAGAAGTTGGCACAGGAGATGCAAATAGAAAGAGAAAAACTACAAGTAGAATCGCAAACCGATTTGAAAGTAGCGGAGATAAAAGCAGACGCAAGCAATAGTGCGGAATTCGAGTTTACAAGCGGAGGGGTAGACAGTGGCTAACATGTTTTCAGAACTGATCAGAAAGTTAAGAGATCGGGCAGTAGATGAAGATTACGATTCAAGTGTGGAGATAGAAAAAAAAGACGGGAACAAAACTACCAAAACGAAACTTTCCGGTCCTCTTGCTAATGTGATAACCAGAGGTTTGCAAGGGAAAGGAAATATGATGCCGTTTAAAGATATGAGCAATATTGTTGATGCTTTATATCCTGAAGCCGGAGGGAAGAGAATATCGGATGTAGATATGCAATTCGCTAGCGAATCAAATAGAAATTTAGATAGGGAAATATTAAGTGAACTAGGCGCGGAAGGGTTGGCTGATTGGCAGGGAGAAGGGGGAAGTCAATACGGAGGTGGTGCTTTACTACAAGGTGGAGAAAATAATATTTTAGCGCAGTTAACGCAGTTGTTGGGAGGAGCAGGCGCGCCTGAGTTATTAGACCTAAATAAAACTCCAGATCAAAGCATAGAAGATATGCAAATGGAAGATGAAGTAAGAAAGTGGCAAGAAGAAGAGCGATTGAAAGAAATTTTATCAAGAGGTTCCTATGACCATAGTAGAGATTTTTAACTATGCCAAGACATCGATATGTAATGAGAAAAGGGGAGTTGGTGTATCTAGGAGATATAGACAGTTCTGCTCCTGCTTTTCCTGCTGGAATACAAATTAACAACGACAATCATTACAACTACGAGTGTCCGGTTACAGGAGATCCTATTACTAGCAGAACGCAACACAAAGAAAATCTGGCTAAACATAATTGTAGATTGCTAGAAAAAGGCGAAAAGGAAAATTGGCAAAAAGAACGTGCAAAAGACCGCTCGTTAGACCGTCTCATAGAAAGGATGATTCCGAATGGCTGACGAAACCCAAGAAACCCCTACGACATTTGAAGATACGATGAGCGAAGCATTTGATAATATACAAGATGACGTTGCAGAAGTACCGGAAGAAACCCCACAGGAAGAAGTACCGGAAGAAACCGTAGACGAAATACAAGATACTGAAGAAGAAACTGCCGCAGAAGAAGCGGTTTCAGAAACCGAAGAGGAAGTGTCGGATGAGCCTGAACCTGTCGATGCCCCTACTTCGTGGGAAGAGAAAGACAAGGAACATTTCTCGAAACTTCCAAGAGAGCTACAGGAGATAGTGGTCTCTAGGGAAAAACAGAGGGATGAAATTCTTGACCGTAATTCCGAAGAAGCAAAGAAGGTTCAGGGAACTTTGCAACAGTACGAGTCTATCGTAGGACCCTATCGCAAAAGTTGGCAAATGCAAGGAATGAATGACGAGACTGCATTACGTCAGCTTCTTTCTTTGTCTGATTATGCGACACAAAATCCTGCGGAATTTATCAAACTACTTGCAAAGAATAACAACATCAATCTAGATGAATTGATGGATTCAGAGTATTCGTATGATGATGATCTCGATGATACGGATCCTGCTTACAATCAAATGCAACAAAGATTGGTGGCTTTAGAAAATCATTTAGCACAACAGCAAAATCAGGCGCATCAATCGAACACACAAACTGCTCAAAACATGATTGACGAATTCTCGTCTGCTAAAGATGAAAACGGAAACATAAAATATCCTCACTTTGAAAAGGTTAAGCCGATGATGGGAGACCTTATACAGTCTGGTAGAGCAGACAATATGGAGAAAGCCTACGACATTGCGGTGTGGGCAGAACCCGAAGTGCGGAAATTAATGATGCAACAAAGTTCATCTAAACAGAAACTTGAAAGCAGGAAAGAGTCTGCGAAAAAGGCAAAACGAGCCGCGTCAACTAATGTAAAAGCAAAAGGAACTTCTCATGTAACGAAAGAAGCGACTGATGAGTCATGGGAAGAAACCATGTCAAAAGCATACGATCAAGTAAATTTATAGGAGTATAATTCATGGCAAGTCCAAATAGTACATTTACAGAAATGGTGACTACAACATTACGGTCGCACAGGAAAGAGATTGCCGATAACGTAAGCAATCATAATTCCTTGTTAAGAAGAATGAATGAAAAGGGTAATTTACGAGTATTAAACGGTGGTTACGAAATCGTGGAACCTCTGGATTACGCTGAAAACAGCACCTATCAACGTTACTCCGGCTTTGAAGTTCTCAACGTAGCCGCAAGTGATGTTCTTAGTGCGGCGAAATACGATTGGAAACAAAGTGCAGTACATGTAGTTGCTTCCGGTCGTGAACTTCGTATGAACAACGGGAAAGAACAGTTGATTAACCTCGCAAGAGCAAGATTGACTAACGCAATGCGTACTTTCCGAAACAATTTATCTACAGACATTTGGTCAGATGGAACCTCTTCTAACCAAATAGGTGGTGTGCAAGCTGTAGTAAGTGATGCAGGAACAGGAACAGTTGGTGGAATCAACTCTTCTACTTACACATTCTGGAAGTCAACATTACAAAGTGCCGCTTCTCCGTTACAAGGCGGTGGTGCAATCACACCGAGTAAATCAACCATTCAATCTTTGATGTTGCCTTTATGGCTTGAGTTGATTCGTGGCGGTGATCGTCCAGACCTTATCGTAGCTGACAGCGTGTACTTTACATACTACGAAGAGTCTTTGACAGATGTAAAACGATATATGCATAGTGATGAAGGACAGGGTGGATTTATTAGTTTGAAATACAAATCCGCAGACGTTATGTATGACGATGGATGTCCTGCTTCTCATATGTATATGTTTAATACTGATTACCTTAAATTTGTTGCACACCGAGATGCGAACCTTACAGAAGTAGAAGAAAAAGTATCCATAAACCAAGACGGTGTAGTTATTCCTGTTCTTTGGATGGGTAACTTAACTTGTAGTAATCGTTCACTTCAAGGCGTAGTAAAAGCGTAGATTAATTTATAAGGAGTAATAACAATGGCAATTATAATGGAACCATTTGGCGCAAAGTTAGATCGCGCTGATTCAAGTCCTGAATTTAAGGTAGGGACCGTAGCAAGATTAGATGATGGCGGAACAGCAGTATATATTTCTGCTTCCTCTGCGATTGCAGTAAATGATGCAGTCGGTATTGACGAAAACTTCGCTGGTGCGCCTATAACCAAAGCAATGCTTGATGACGGTTGGAATTTTGGGGTGGCGGCAGATGTTGCCATAGGATCTGGATCTTATGGTTGGGCAAGAAAGCAAGGAAGTAA